CGGAATTTTTTTAAGAAGCGCGCTGTGCTAAACAGGGGCGCGCGCGGTCCCGTAGCTCAGCAGGATAGAGCAGCGGTTTCCTAAACCGAAGGTCAGGGGTTCGAATCCCTTCGGGACCGCCACACAAGTCCATGCTTTCTATAATCATTCTGCTCTGCCCTCCTTCAATCATCTGACGGTTTGACACTTTTCTCAGTTGGGTTTGACAGCTTTTGTTCGGCGCTTGTCCAATTCTTCGTCGAATGAAGCGACGACACCGCGCATCTTTCCTTTAAGGTCGGCGCCTCTCGCATAGTGTCGCGCCATCTCGATTGTTTTCTGCCCGAGCGCGTCCGCAATTGTGCGCTCGTCGTGGCCCGCCTCGCGCAAGATCACCGCCACGGTATGGCGCAATCCATAGAGCGTCAGACCGGGGCCGATGGCCCCTTCCCGCTCCAGCTTGATCCGAACGCGCGCCCATGACGCTCGGAAGCCGTCCAGCGTCCAAGCGCGGCCGGTGGAGCTAGCGCAGAGCGTCTCGGCGACATGGAGAGGAGCGGATCTCAATATCGCTTCCAGCGGCGCCGGGACGGGCCAGAAGACGGGCTCCCCAGTCTTTGCCCTCTTCGTCGCTATCTCCCCGTCGCGATAGTGCCTGCGCGGGAGCGTAAGAGCGTCCATCGGGCCCAGCCCGGTAAACATCATTAAGGCGATCGCCGGCTTCATGTGCGCGGGCGCCGCATCAAGGACTGCATGACGCTCGACGTCTGTCCATGGCCTATTCGCGTCGGGCGCGCCCTTCGCGCGACGAATGGCCTTTATGTCACTCGCTGGATTGTCAGCGATGTGGCCGCGCTCCTGGCCCCACTTGAATACGACGGAAAGAGTTGCCTTCAGATAGTTTCCGAACCGGCGGCCCTTCGATTCCGCCGCCTTGTCGCGAATCCGCACGACAAGCGGGCGATCGAAGCGCACGAGCGGCGTGTCAGCGATCGGGCGGAGATAGTCGAATTGCTTCTGGTAGTCGGATTGCGTGCGCGGCGCCAAGTCTTGAAATGCGCTGTGTGCCCGATACGCGGAGATCAACATCCCGAGCGTTCCAGGCTTGTCGCCGACGGTTTTCGAGTCCGATAAGGCGGCGATCTTCGCGCATTCCGCAAAAAACTCAGCCGATCCGAGCGGACACTTTTTGAGATCGACGGCCGTCTTCGTCTTGCGATGATAGGCCCGCCACTTCCCGTGCCGGTCCTTGAAGATCTGAAACCCCTTGAGCTTTATTTTTGTCATGCGAGCCTCGCCACGATCTCGTCGGCCTCGCTGGATTTTCCAACTTTCAACGTATCAATCCAAGTGTCGAGATCGCGGACGTCATAGCGCAAGTCACCATTCGGAAATTTCACGGGCGAAACAGGACACTCGACCTTGAAGCGCTTCACCGGCCGCCCGCAATGATGCGCCCCCTCAGCAACTGTCAGCATCCGCTTTGGGATGATGTTGAGTTGCAAGGTGGCGCTCGTCATAAACTTCTCGGTCCTTAGAATTCAGTGGCGACCTCAGGAGATTGCGTCTGCTGACCTGTGGAGAACAGGCGGGGGAACGATCTCCGTTTTCGTTTTTGGGCCGGCCGCCCGCGCCCTCAAGCCACCCCCCGAAGCTTTACGCCATTAAGCCATCAAGACGGACGCGCGTCTTCGCGGCGCCCGAGGCGGCAACAGCAACGCCAATGCGGAAGTTGTCCGTCGCCGTTCCCGACAGCGCGCCGGGCGTCGTGTCCCAAAAAACCGGAGCGCCCTGCGCAAGCCCGGTGACGGGCAACTCAAAGACGCCGCGCGTAGAGATCTCGACGTCCTCGCCGCTGGCAGCGTCGGTCGCGGCGACGCCGCACAACTTGCCCACGACGACAAAATCGCCGCTGTTCACGGCGGCCGGAGCGGTGACGGTGATCACGTCGCCGGGTTGAACGAAATTCTTCATCTTAGAGACCTTTCGATGAGGAGATGCGCACGGTGTGGATGCGCGTTCCTTGAATGTTGGCGATGCGGCGCTCGCAGTCAGCAATGGCGCGCGCCAGTTCTGTTTCTGAGCGGAACTTGACCCGTTCCATGGCGTCCAGCGTCCGCGTTTCGATCTCCGACTCCCCGCCGTAGCGGAGAGAGAGAAGATCGCTAAGACGAGCTTGAAGCGCCGCGAGGTCCATCGATTACGCTCCCGGGTTCTTGTGCCAGCCGCGCCAGTCGACGAAGCCGCCGCCGAAGTCGAGACGAACGCGGAAGCGAACGCCATCGACGTCGAAGCCGACTTCTGACGTGATCTGCGGACCGGCGGCGCCTTCAAGATAGGCGTATTCCAAGCCGTCGATCTCGGCCGGGTCGGCGACCACATACCAAGCTCCGGTGATGCGCGGATCGACGACGATTTCGAGCTTCGAAGAGAATGGGTTCACGTCTTCCGAGACGTTAGGCGTGATCGTCGTCACGACCTTTTCGGCCTCAGTCTCGCGATCGGCGCCGACAAGCAGATATTTTGGCGTGACCGCGATCAGCTCGCCCAGCAAGCCCTTCTGCGTGCGCATGGCGAGACGCGCCGCCGAGAGTGTCGTGACGTCGATGGCGGCGCCGCTCGCTGCGAGGTTGCCGTGATCCGCATGAAAGAGCGCCTTCGTGTCCGACATTGTTGGGTTAGCGATGACGAGATTCGCCAAGAACGAATTCTCGAAAGCCGCCGCAGCTTGGCCCATGCGCCGGGTGATATCGGCGAAGGCGCCGAGATCGTCGTTGACCATCGCCTGCCGGCTGAAGCCAACAATGCGACCGAAAGTTTCGACCGCATAAGACTCTTTCGCCTCAGCCATCGCGCCTGACTTGAATTCGCCGTGCTCGTTCACCTTTTCGAGCGTCGGCGCCGTCGAGAACTGCAAGCGATGCTTCGTGCGGAAGTCCTTGGCTGTCGTCTGCCGCGCAAGCCGGCGGACGCCGGCCGGCGCGCTTTCATAAGCCTGGCGCAGCGTGCGGCCTGTCGTGTCCGCGAGGATCAATGGAAAGTCCGACGTCGTCTGCAGGGCACGTTCGATCAAGCGACCATGCTGAAGGCCGGTCGTCTGAATTCCGCGAACCCGAAGACAGTCGCGGGCGATCTCCGGGATAGTGAGGCCGATGAACTGACGCGCGGCCTCGCTCGGCTGATGCGATGGCGCGACGCGGGTAAACAACGCTTCGCCGATGGCGCGCGCTCTAAACTCCGGGTCGCTGTAGTCTGTGCCGACGCTGGCGGTCTGAATCTCAGACGCCGGAGCGGTTCGATTACGCATCACTTCGAACGCCGCGGTGCGGGCCGACTCGACCGTCGCGCCTGCATCGATCTGCTGATCAATCCATGTCTGATCTAACGAGGCGACACGCGCGATGCTGCGGATTTCCATATTAACGGCCGCACGATCGGTGACCGTTGGCTGATTGACGGCGGTCCGTTCCGCGACCGCCGGGTTATTGGATTCCGGAGCGGGGTCCGGCTGGGTTTCCGTCGTCATGCTGCGAATTCCTGCATGGCGATCGGCGGGAATGATAACGAGCGAGGCTTCGATCAAATCGAATGCGACAGCGACTTTCTCGCGCCGTCCGCTATCCTGATTTTTCCGCTCAGCCCATTTCGAAACGATGTAGCCGATGCTGACCCCGAAGGTCTGGCCGTCGCTCAATTCAGCGGCGATGCGCTGCGATTTCGGATTGTGTCGGGACAGCGTGGCGCGGCCGGTCAGTTTCCCGCCGATCACCTGAAGGTTATCGACCTGCCCGAGCTTTGCATCCACGCTGTCCCTTGCGTGCGAGTCCAGGAGCGGGAGCACGGGCGGCAAGCTCGCGCCGGACACGGCAAGCAACTCGTCATATGAACCGCGCGCATCGAAACGCTCTACAGGCGCTCCAGTCGACAGGACGACGTCAAAGGTCCACGTCTCGGCGTTCCATGTGCTGGCGCCCAAAGGCGCGCGGCGCGTGAGAATATGTTCGGTCATTGATCGCCCCCTTGCGTTTGCGCGGGCGGAGGCGCCGTATTGCTGAAGGAGAGGCCGAGCACTTCCGCGTCGGCGTTGTCTTGCGCGATCTCGGCGTTCAAAGCCTCAAGGTCATAGCCGCGCGCGGCGACCGCCTGTCGGCGCGATAGAAGGCCGGCATTGATGGCCAGGATCTCGGCTTGGACGTCCTTGAGCGGATCGACCCAATCCGTCTTAGGCGGAAGCCAATTTGCCGCAAGATAGGGTTCGGGATCGCGTTCGAAGCCGGGCGCATCAATGCGGCCCGATAACACTTCCGTCGTGACCCAACGGCGCCATACGGGGTCGCAGAATTGACGGATCAAGACATTCCATTGGAGTGAATCAGCGCGGCGACGGAATTCGATCCGACCATCGCGCATCGATGAATAATTGCCTTCCGTCCGATCGCCCGTGAGCTCTTCGAAGGGCACGCCGAGACCCGCCGCGACCTCGTGCGCGGTCAGCTTCATGAACTGAATGACTTCGGGGCCTATCGCCGCGGGATTGGAGAACGTGATCTCCTGGCCCGGCTGAAGCACCTTGAGCGTTCCGGGCTCCAAACCTCCCTCTAGAACGCCGTCGCCTTTCGTCTCGCCCTGAAAGCCGCCGGCTTCGCCGTTGGGGTCCATGATGAAGCCAGTGAGCAGCGCGGCGATTTTCTGTCGCGTCAATTGCGCATCGTGGGAAGAGTCGAGATCGGCGAGGCGAAGCAGGACCGGTGCAAACCATGAAACGCCGCGAACCTGTCCGGGCGTCTCGACGCGAAAGACGTGGCACACGGAATCGGCGGGAAGCCGCACCAGTTCGAGCGACGCCATGATCGGCAAGCCAGGACGCTGTTTCCAGGCGTGGTATGCGACTCGCCGTTGCAGCTCGTCGTATTCGACGCCGGCGACAATGCGCGCGCCGCCACGCAATTCTGTGTGATAGGCGCCGCTTACCTGTTCGCCATCCATGAGGCGAATGCGCAACGCGCCGATATCGTTGTGATGGAAAACGCCGAAACCCTCGCCGTCGACCACAAGGCGGCGGGCGATGATGCTCTGCAGCCCATAGAAGTCGGCGAGGCCGTCGTAATCAGCTTCGCGGGTCCAGCGATCGAATGCGGCATTGAAGAGCTTGCGCGTCTCCGGATCTGGATGCGCCGATTGCGGCTTGATTCCGCTGCCGACAAGCGCGGACGTCCACGCCTCGACGCCGGCTTTGGCGAATCCATTGTTGCTTTCGAGATAGCGTGCGCGACGGGCGAGCGTCTGGTAGGCGGCGACTTGCGACGAGATCGGCGAAGCGATTGTCCCCGCGTTGCGAAGACGACGGCCGCCGGCGGCGCCGTCGAAGCCCATTGAGCGGGCCTTAAAGCCGAGAGCCTTGCGCGCAGCCGAGAGGATCGAGCCGACGCTCATGACGAAGCCTCTTCGTCAATCGCGCGAAGCTGCGCGATGGCGCCGTTCACGACTTCGCCTAGCGGAAATATGATCACGGGCTCGGCGTGCACACCCGCTCGCGCCAGCGTTTCGCGACGTTCGGGATTAATCGGACGCCTTTCCGAAAAACGATCCTCGCACTCCCGACGATCGAGAAGCCCCGTTCCCTCGAATGGTTCGACGAATTCCGATACTCGCATGTGGATGGGGTCACCCACCCTCGGACTGAACAGCGAGAGAGGCCCTCCGGCACTAAGGATCAAAGAGTCGCGCGCGCCTGGGCGGAGTGAAATGTAAAGGTTCCAGTCCATTTCGCCGTTGGTAGAGAGCTTCTTGACCGCCGCCTCCGCGATCTCCTTCGAAACCGAAAGATCGATGCTCAAATCCGCCATTCGGCGCATTATCGCGAGCTTCACGACGTCCAAAGCCGAATAGAGGCGGCGCCGTCCGATTCCAGGATTTTGTTCGCTGAGCCGGATCGCACCGCGATTAACCCAGGTCTGAAGCACAGGAGCCTTAAGGCCCGTGACCTGCAGAACTTCTGGCTGAGTGTATCGGGGCTCGGTGAGCATGGGAGATAAATAGCATTGCTTTTATTCGGCGTCAACGACAAAATAGCGCCGCTATTTCTCGCTAAGGACGTATGCGATGCATATTGGCACATCATTGAATAAATTGATGAATCGACAATTCTGGCGGGCAATTTAGGATTCTTGAGCCGCGGCTGACCAGTAACCTAATAAGGTAACGTTTGAGTTCGACGATCGATATCGCACTTGACAACGAAAGCCGGTGAGCTAGGTTTCTGCCCACACAGCTGACAGTCGGGCTCGAACCCGACGGATGATATGCGATACACAAGATAGCTTTTAGACGTCTCTGGCGTCGAAACCCATACAGCTAGCCAGCGATCTGGCTCTCACAAGATAAAGCTACGCCCGCACGGGCAAGACAGTTTGGAATAGCCTTAGGAGCATTGCTCCTAGGGCTATTCCCGTTGCCTAAACCACTTTAGTCCACAAGGCTTTGACAGCGAGGATGAAACAGTGAAGCCCTACGGCAGCCTTTACAAGCTCTATAAGACGCAGTCTCCCGATACAGCGTTTGCTCATTTTTATGCGATTGCCGGTGATTATGATGAGCCGTTTCGCATTATCGCACGCGCGACGATGGACGGCTTCGATGCGTGGGGATTTCAGCAAGATCGTTTTCAGCAAAAGTATGGGGCATTGAGCGTTCCGAAGCTCAAGAATTACCTGAATTACACTTTCAGGAGATTGGTCGATTTGGAGACCGAAACCCCCGGCGAGTTCTTTGTGCAGTCGAGCGACGGAAATTGGATCTGCTTCAATACCGGACTCCAAAATATGTATGGAGCCGACCTGATAGCAATTTTTGAGCGTTACAGACCGATCCCGGGAGCTCAGCCGCGCGTAGTCCCGGATTGGGTGTTCAAAGGATGTTACGCGCCGAGTGAACCGCGTTACCGCGACCGCTTCGGAAGTAATGTCCCGTCGCTCGCTTGGTACTCTACTGACAGCCGAGATTTCGTCTTTGACCCGGCTTACCATCTCGAACGTGACGTTTTCGACCATCTCTTCGAACGCGCAAAAGAGCGCGCCGGGATGCCAGCCGCGGGTGACGAAGTTGTTCGGAATTATCTTCGAGGTGCGCTCGAGAACCTCATGCCGAAAATTCGACGCAACTATAAGGTGGCAATTCCAGTGTGGTATGTAGAGGAAAAGCGCATGCAAATGTTGCTGCCGTTTTATCCAGCAAGCGGGACAGATGTTTCATGTTTTCTCGTCGAGCGAGATGATGCCACGCGAAGGTATTGCCTGAAAACAATTTTTGACCTGGATCAGGCCTATTATTCTGCTCGCCTTATCACTCGGCCCGACAAGGATTGGCTAAATCCATAACCCTTCGTCGCGCGCCGACACCAAGGCCATCGCGCAGACGATCGCGCGCGCTAACGGAGGAGGCGAAGGAACGATAAGCGCGCCTGCCACGCTTGCCTCGGCGCGCTTCAGCACTATGTGGCCCGCGTCGCCTCTCGCGACATTCTACGTCCCATTTGCCCGCGGCTTCACGGTCGCGGGCCTTTTTTTGCTTCACGCCGGTTCGTCGCCCGACAACGAAAAACGCCCCGCCGTTACATCCACGGTCGGGGCGTTCTTGGGACGGCGGGGGGCCGTCGGCTTCGCTGAATCTATGCGGGCGATTCGGTCAATTCAACCTCAGGTCGAATGACGCATCAGCTTTGCCGGTCACGAGCCAATAAGCAGATACGCCGGTGACGTGCCTGACGCAGGCGAGCGCGTCGAGGTAATGGACCCCGATCGGATCGTCCTCGTCGAACTCGTCACCATCAAGGAATCTCGCGACGTCATCAGGCGTCTCGCCGAGGAGCGCCGCAAGATCGGCTTCGCACAAACCGGCGCTGTCGAGCGCCGACAGCATTCGGTCCGCCCATTCGGGGCGATCGATCGCGGTCATGGCTCACCTCGACAAACATACGCCTGAAATGAATTCGGCGATTGGCCAGTCCTCGCGTAGAAGCGTCTGCTCTTGCTTCCAGAGACCGATGCGCGCTTCACCAAATTGGTGAACGATCCACTGCGTCGGGGTAGATCGGACAAGCCGCCGCACAAGACGCTCAGATCGGTCAGCCTTAAACAACACGATGCCCTTGCCGGGCTCGGGCGATCTCGTAGGATCGACGGCGACTATCTGGCCGGCGTAGACCATCGGCGCCATGCTGTCGTCCTGCATGGTGAACTGGTAAGGGCCTTCGAAGATGGCGGGATCGATCGTGCTCATGCCCGCGCCTCCCGCTCAACAAGAAACTCAATCGTGTTGTCTATGACGGCGCTGACCTCTTCGCCCATATTAAAGGCGATCCTCGGGTTCGACACGAATTTCAACATCGCGACGATGCCGGCCGTGCTCGTGGGTTTCAGGGGAAACAACGTCTCCCGCTCGAAATCGATTAAGGCATCAAGCGCAGCACGACGCTCCGCCGTATCCTCGGGGGTGGCGTCATGGGCGGCGTTCAGGCGCCGCCATTCGGCCAGCGCGGCGAATATCGGATCCTCGCCTGCAACGGCGCTTGCGATCGAAGGCACTGCGACGGCCGCTCCGCCGATCGCTGCGGCGCCGGCGGTGAGTAGGTTGCGGCGGGTTGTGGATTGCGGAATCGTAGACGCAATTCGGATATTGGTAGAATCAGCCATGTGAAGCTCCATGATTCGCGTGGTTAGAGCTGGGCGGGAGGGCTCAATCTCCTTGCCCGGCTCGGCTTTGTGTATTACACAGTTTCTATGAAGCGGTCAATCCCTGTAATACAGAGAAAGCGCGGGCCTGCCCCAACAGGTAAGACGCCGGTGGCGTCGTTGCGGTTGCCGGAAAAGCTGGCGACAGCGATCGACAAATGGGCCGCGAAGCAGAAAGACGAGCCATCGCGATCCGAAGCGATCCGGCGCTTGCTCGAAGAAGCATTGGAGGCGCACAAATGTCAGAAGAACCAAAAATGACAAAGCAGGAACAATTCTTGTGGATCGTGCAGACGACGGTGCTCGCAAATGGAATCAACATTTCAACTCAGCCAGAGCGCATAGATAAATGGCGCCATGAATTTTCCGGAGTAGGCGCAAAAACCTATTGGCCGATGCGATATATGCGAGCGAGCGCATTCCGGCTAATCTTTCGGCGGCCGAGGCCGCTGACGAATTCTGCCTGTATATGTTGCACAGTTTCTTCGAAAATAATGAGAAAGAGCGTCCAGAACTGCCTCAGTGGTTTGCTCGCTACTGCTAATCTCACCTCTCCATCCAGCTCGACCGAATTACGCGCGGCGCCGCCTTGGGCGGCTCGGCCGATCTCAACTCCACCTCTCGACTCTCGAAATGGATTGTCACGCCCTGGCGCGCGGCGAACGCGTAGACAAGGCAGTCAAGCGCCTCGGCGGCGCGGCCTGGGATGCGCTCAAAGCGCCGCTGCGGTAAGCCCCGAACGTAGCGCAGCACCCTGCGTTCGCTGCATAGCTGTTCAAACCACACGGGCTCGAGGCTATCGCTGAAGCGAATCGATCGCCCGCGCGCCAAGCGTGAATAGATCGTCGTTTTGAGCCCGTCGACGCCGACAAGGAAGAGACGTCCGCCCTTCACCTTGCTCTTGCTGGCCTGCAATGCTGGTCGCGAGCCGAATACGCCTTTGCCGGCCATAACGCGCCGAGAAAGGCGCGGGAAACAAAACGCATAGACCTTGTCCGTCCAATCGCCGTCGCCCGAGTCGACGATCATGGCGTCGACCTTTAGGAAGCCGCCGAAGGGATGACGCCAGCGCGTCCGCGCCATCTCGTCCAGCTCGAACCACGTCGCGTCGTCATCGGGGGATCCCCATATCACGACATGCCCGAGAGCAATCGCATCGGTTCGCGACCATCCGACGATGGTCAATTCCAGCCGATCGTCTTGCACGTCGACGCCGATGGTGACGGCGAGCACTTCGGGCGGGATGCGTTCAAGCCCGATCGGTTCGACGCGCTGTTGCAGGGCGAGCTCGTCGGCTTGCTCCTCCGCGTCATTCCAGCCCTCGGCAAGGACTGTATTGATGAAGGGCTGTAAGAGATCGGGGTCGTCTTTCGCGCGAAGGAATTCCTCCGCGAGCTTCGCCCACGAAGCGTTGGCGAGCGGCGAGACGAGCGCGTTGATCCAGAAGCCTGCGTGACCTTGAACCTCGGGCGCTTGCGCGCGCCAGCGCGCGGCGCCGATCATCGCCATCTTGTGGCGCTCTTCGATCAGCTCTTGGCAATGCGGACAGCGGAAGGCAGCCGTCTCCGGGCGCTTATCGGTCCACTCGATATGCTGCCAGCGGATCCATGTAAAAGCGCCACATGAAGGGCATGGGACCTCGAAAAGGCGTCGATCGCTTGAAGCATAGGATCGCAACACATTGCTCGTCTCGACGTGCAGGGGCGTCGAGCCGATGACGATCTTGCGATCGGGAAAGGCCAGCGTGCGCTTTTCGGCGAGCACGATCGGCGAGCCTTCCACGCCCGATTCCATGGCGTCCGCTTCGTCGACCAGGACGATGCGCGCATTATGCCGGCGAAGGTTACGCGGCGCCTTCGCCGCGACGATCTTGAGCGAGCCTCCCGGGAAGCGACGGCTCAAGAGCGTATTGCGACCGCCTTCGCTTGCGTCCGCTTCAAGCAACCCTGCAAGCGCCGGCGACGCGTCAAAGATCGGCTCGACGTCGCTGACGACATAATCCCGCGCGTCGGCTTCAGTCGGGAGCAGCGCGAGGATCGGCGAGGGCTCGTTGGCGACAAAGTTTCCGATCGCGCCGGTCAAGAGAGTGGTGAAGCCGAGGCGGGCGGATTTGACCAGCGTCACCCGCTCTATGGCACGGTCGCCGATCTCACCGGCGATCTCGCGTTGATACGGCCACAGGCGGACGCCGCCGGGCTGTGCGGAAACGCCCTGCGGAAGGCGCATATTCATTTCGATCCAGTCAGACAGCGGGATGGCCGGCGGCGGCAAGAGCGCCGCCAGCGCCTCGCGACGCGCGCGCGCCAAACTATCCATTGGCGGACTCCGTCAAAGCGTCGCGAACCTCTCGCTCGATGATCTCGACTTCGGCGCGCGTCATATGAGGGAGGGCGAGACGCACGCGACTCGGGACAGCGAGAATGCGCGCGCGCACGCCGGTCATGATCGTGCGCCATGTCGCCGCGACCTGTGTCGCTGGCACAAGCTCGCCTCGCGCTGCAGCGTTCTTGATCGCCGCGGAGTCGGCTTGCTCGCGCGCCAAGCGCGCGCGCTCTGCTGTGAGCGTCATCACGCCCGACTCGCCGCCACGGCCGGCGGCGATCTCGCGTAGATGCGTGCAATACCGTGTGATCGAAGCGTCGCGGTCGTAAGCAGAGCGGCCGATCTTGACGACATAGCCGTCCTTCGCGAGATCCCTAATCGTGCGTTCATGGACTCCGAGGAGTTTGGCGAGTTCCGGGCCACTGATCTTCTGAGTGTCCACTCTGGTCGCCCTCAATGCGCAGTCGCCTCGCCGTCCGCCGCCGCGCCAATGTCGCGTAGCTGCAAGAGCAACGTGCGCTGGTCATCTGTCAGGGGCGTCCCGGCGTCGAGTTCGACAATCAAAGACGCGACAATGCCGAGGGAACGGGTCGCAAGCCTTTGGTTGTGCGCAAGGGCGTCCTGATTGGCGAGAATGCGTTCGAGCTTTTCGCAGACCTGCTCAAGCCCGGCGTTTAGTTCGTTAATCGTCATCGGTCTCATTCTCCCTTTTGTCCGCTCGCTCCAAACTGCGCATTCTGTTGCGCCCTGAGCGAACCGACCTTTGCGGAAGCCGCGCCGACCTTCGAACTTAAAGCGTCGACCGAACTGCCAGCGCTCGCTGCAGCACCGCCGATAGACGCGAGCGCCGCCTTGAGCGCATTGACTTTCGCGAGCAGCGCGTCGATCGCCGCCATCGCGGACCCGGTATCGACGTGAGGCGATGCGGTGAAGGAAAGCGCGTCCTTCATCTGGTTGCCGGCGGCGACGACGTTCGCCTTCTCGGCATTTATCCGCTGCAAATTGAGATGCGGAGCCGCGCCCTCGATCTGCGTCATCATCGGCGTCGCGTTTTGGTTTACGCGAATCCGGCGCTCGAAGGCGTCGACCGATTCCCCCTGCGGGACGCCGCGCAGGAATAGCCGCCGGTTCGCCTCAGAGAACGGAACGGGCGTCTTGTCTTTCAGCCGATCGATCGGGCCGCCATCGGGGCCGGGCAAGAAGCCCGTCTTTTGCGCCGTCTCGTAGCCCTTGATCAACTTTTCAAGATGCTCGTTAATCGGCGGGAGCGCCCACCGCATAAGGTTGTCGCCGACCTCGGACGCGAGCGCCTTCGTTCGTTCGAGATGGTTGTTCGTTGTCGCGAGGTCTTCCTTTAGGCTCTTGTCGAGAGACCCGCGATAGGCGCCGGTCGCAAGCGCATCGCGGATCCTTTTCAACTCGGGCAGCGCCTCTTTCGCGCGCAGAATCTCATCGAACCACTCTTTGCCGCCTATGCCGAGCGCCGCTTTGACGCCGTCCTTGCTTTTCGCAATCCGCTCGATGACGTCGATCATGGTTTTCATCGAGTCGGTTTTCATGCCTTTTTCAACGGCCTGCGCCGACGTGCCGAGCAACTTGAATGCGGCCGCCGCGTCCTTGCCTTGCGCCGTAGCTGTGCGCAGGCGCGACGTAAACTGCCCGAAGAACCGCGCGGCGACTTCCTGGTCCATGCCGACGGAGCGCAACGCGGTCAGCGCGACAATGGAGTCGTCATACGAGACGTTCGCCGCCTTGGCGCCCGCGCTCGCTCGCTGCCACATCGCGCCGACGTCTTTCTCAGCCGCCGCGGAAATATCGCCGACAAAATTCACTTTATCGGCGAAGTCGGCGAGCTCCTTGTTGCTCCAGTTCGTCTGCGCGCGCACTTCGGCGAGCGTCTGCGCCGCGTCCTTGGCGCTGACGTCCCACGCCGACGACGTCTTCGCCGCCGTCTGCATGAAGCCGGCGAGGTCTTTGTAAGAGACGCCCGCTTGACCGGCCGTTGCGGCGAGGTCGGCCATGTTCTCGCGCGCAATGCCAAAGGTGCGCGCGTTTTTGTTAATCATCGCCTCAACGTCGGCGAAGGTGGCGCCTTCGTCCAAGTTGACCTTTTTGCGGACGCTGGCCATCGCTTTGTCGAAGTCGACGGCTTGCTTGATTCCGTAGGCCGCAGCGGCGCCCGCGCCGGCGACGCCAAGGCCCGCCGCGCCGCCCACCATGTAAGCGCTGCCCGCGCCGACAAGACTCCCTGCGGTGCCAGGAAGCCCGTAAGCCGCTGCCGCAGTTACGGCGTCTCGCCGCCAAAGACGGCCTACGCCCGCTGCGCCAGCAACGCCGACTCCTGCAATTCCAGCGGGCCCCATCGCCGCTGCCTGAGCGCGCGCGAAAGCGCGCTGTTCAGCTTTGACGTGGCGCAGCGCGCGGATGGTATTCGATTCCCAAGTGCGGACTTGAGCCTGTTGGGCCTTCGTCCATTGCGATGAGTTGGCGGCAAGGCCGGCAGAGCGCGCATAATCTTTCCATGCGGCGCTGACGGCAGCGATGTCTTTGGCCGAGAGCCGCAGCTTTGAAAGGTCGCGGACGAGGCGATCGCTTGCCCCCGTCCCCTTCATTGCATTCGCGACGTTCTTGGCGTTTGTCTCGGCTTGCTTGAGCGCCTGCGCGACCGTGCGCGCAGGCTTCGAAACTGAATCGATTAATTTGATTTCGAGTGACGATGTGAGCGATGCCATGCTGTCCTCACTTCAGGCCGGAAGCGGCCCGCCTTTAGATTTTTCGTTCGAGATTGATGGATCGGGGTCCACAGCCCCCGCACTCCAGGCGGGCAGGAAGGACCCGGACGCAAACCGGACACAAACCGGACAAAACCTGGACGCTCTGGTCGAGACAGTCGCGCTTCGCGCCGCCTTCATGGCGGCGTTGCGCGGCGGCGAGGTCGATGATTGAGCCGCGAATGGAGACACGCTTCGCGGGGGAACTCTCGCAGCGCTCCGCGGGAGGCGAGGGGTTGGCGGCGGGAGAGTCGGCTGAGACAGTTCCGTCGCCCGGCCTATAAATACCCGAAGGGTATATATGGGGGGACGAATTAGTCTCACGCTCCCGAAGCGCTTCGACGAGCATGGCGTCACGCTCGTCTTTCGGCCTGCGGTAGAAGCTCGCTCGGCTTTCGTTGAAGTGCTCCCACGGTCGGATCACGGCGGCGCTTTGCGAGCGCGGGCGCGCGCCCGACGCGCGCCGCTCGGCCTCTTTGCGGACGCGATCGCGTTCTCGGCGGCGCTCTTTGGCTTCGGCTTTTCTTTGCGGCCTGAGAAAGTCGACGGCGCCGATACCGCGTAACTGAAGCAGATCCCGCTCCGCGCGATTGACCTCGAGCATCTTCGCGGCCGTATCGCCGGCGATGAAGCCCTTGGCCCTTCGACGTCGCGCCTTGACGATTCCAGCCGCGACGGCTTCGACAACCCAATCCGGCGGGTGAGCGACGCCGATCGCGCCGAGCAGCGCGTCGGCGGTGCAGTCGGGCCAGCTCGCGAAGTATTTGCGCTGATAGTGCGGCGCGTGCTTGCCCCTGACGATCTCGTAAGGACCGGAGGGGAACATGAGCACGGGCACGGCCCAGCAATAGGCGAGATTGTGCCAGTTCAGCTCCTTCTCATTATGCTTGAGGCGATGCTCGGCGAGGCGAAGCAGCTCATTGATAGCCGAGCCGGCGCGGGCCCGGAGGATCCGATAATCGACGGTGGAGCGCTCGGCCTTTCTCTCAGTTTTGAGGAAAAGGGCGGGACGGGCGGCGTCATCGGCGCTGTGGGCGTTTGCCCTCTTGCTGGCGGCGGCGCTCATGACGCACCGCCTTTGCCGAAGACTCTCGACTCCATCTCGCGACGGCGACGCCGAGCGCGTCGCCATGCGTCGCGCAGCGACTCGCGCTGTTTTGGCGAAAGCGCGCGCCCGCGGCAGCGATTGAGAAGATCGGTGCAGAACCGCACTTCCCACTCGCTCGCAAACGCGCTGGCAAGAACCTCATTGCAGGCCGTCACCATGCCGACGGCCGGCTCATTCGGCTCTGCCGGCTCGGTCTGGCGACGCGGCTTGGGGCGGGACCTATCCCGCAAAGGCGTGAAGGCGGCATCAGCCATGGGCCGCCTCCATCGTATCCGCGATGCGAATCAGGCGCGCCGCAATGTGATCCTTGGCTGCATAGACCGCTTCTGGATTGCTGCGCATCGGGTCATGGATGCGACGGACGGCGCTCGCGATCTGGCGCAGCTCGAAAGCAGTTGACGGCGAGTCCGCGCTGCGGCATTTTCCGTCTCGGAAAGCGCCCGCTTTCTTGTTGCATTTGCCGCCGCTCCGGGGACCAGCCGGTGCGGCGGTTTGCTTTTCGGGTGGTGATCCCCGGTTTGACAAATCGGCTGTAAGCCGTTGATCTCTGCAGCCCGGTTTGACAGCATCGCGCGCGCTAAGCGGTTGATGTTTGGCGTTTGACGGGTGCTTCCTAAACCGAAGGTCAGGGGTTCGAATCCCTTCGGGACCGCCACACACCTCAGCGCACGTCCGGGAAAGTCGCCAGCACCGCTTCGATCGGCGCTGAATCGACCGTCAATCCGCCGTTGAAGGGA